ATCTTTTAATCTGTCATCCGGTCCATACGAAGGAGGAGCAAGATCAATATCAGAATAAAAACCAATGACTTGTTGTTTTCGTAAATCATTTTCTGACATTTTAACAATATGAACAATAGCTTCTGCATCTTCTAGTGAATTCGCTGTATAAGGAACAACTAAGTCATCAGCGGGTACAAATTTTGATACCGCTCGTCCTAATAGTTCATCATAGTAAACTTTTTTGAAAGTTGAACCTGCTAAAGGTAAATGAAATAACATTGAATCAAATTCAGGTTCATATTCCTTCATCTTATCCAAGAGTTGATAATTCATGAAATCTTTAACTCGTTCAGCTTGTAATTGTCTTTGAGGGTTGGATGCTCCAATAATTTGAGTTCTTACCGGTCCGTCAGCTGGCAATAGCTCTTTATAAGCTTGCGCTTGAAACTGCGTAACCGCTTCTGCAAGTACTGGATGAGTGGCACCACTCGCACCTTGAAATGGTTCTGTTCTTTGAACATATTTAAATCCTAAAAGATCTATACCCGTAATGTAAGCTTGTTCCCAATCTTTTCTGGACATTTTATAGTCCATATAATCTCCAGCTAATTTTATTCCGATAGGATCTAAAATGTCTTTGGGTAAAATATCTGCTAAATTTCCGAAATGATCTCCACCTTCAAGAGGAATATTTACTTTGCTGGGATCAAAATCAACCGTTGCTCCACCATCTTCTTCTGGAATCACTTCAATTGGTTTTTTCCCTAACTCTTCCGCAACATCAACTTCTTCGATTAACTCTTCTTTAGGAAGAGCTTCCTCAGGTATAATATTCGGGAGAGCTTTATCTATTCGATTGTCTGCCATTTAACTTCTCCGATTTCTTTGTATCTTGTTTTACTTCTTTTCGCAAGCCTTGTGGATTTGGTCCTTTTAAAGGAGGAATCTCTTTCCATTTCACATGCTGCATATTTTTAACTAACGTTGGGTTTCTCATTTTTTCTTTAAGCTCGCTATTCCACCATTAAGGTACGAGACTCTGCCGCCTTCTTTATAATAATCCATTCCTTCATGTTTAAAAGAATAACCTGTTCCATGAGGTCCACTCCATGCAGGATCCCAGCCTCTAAGATCACGGAAAAATTCAACCCAATAATCTTCTCCTCTAGGGTGTTCACCAATACTGCTAGTTTTTCTTTTATTTTCAGCTTCTTGGGTTTCTAGTTTTACTTTAGGCACACCTGAAGCTTGTCCTTTTGCAGCTTCCATAGCTTGTAATTTTTCATTAGCGGTTCTAAAGTCTTGTGCGGCAAAAGAATCAGGATTTAAATCTTGAGACCATTTCATAATCTCACTTCCAGGTGCTAAATTTACGGGCTGTAAAGGATTGCCCTCTGCATCTAAATCTGTGGGACGAGCATTTTCTGGTACAGTTAGATATTCTTGGCCAGCGATATACTCGTCTGCAACTTTATCTAAATCGTTATATAATTTCTCTTTATATCCTTTAGTATCATAGCCTCGAATATCAGCAGGTATCTTTTCTACACCATAATATTGATCTAAAATATTATTAAACTCTTGTTCTTGGTTTAAAGCATTCGCATACTCTTCGCCGCCAAGTTCAGATATTTTATCTAATCTAATTTCATCACTAAATTTAGGTCCTCCTAATGATTGAGGAATAACCAGTCCTAAAAGAGAATCAGCCCAAATTTGATCTTTACCATGTCCTGATGCAATACCATGTTGAGCAAACAAACCTTCAATCACAATATCCGCAGGACCTAGACCCCACAACAGAGCTTTCTTTCCAAAATTACGGAATCGTGCTAATTTTCTTCCCATACCTGGTTGACGATTCTTAATAGACTTCAATTGATTTCTAGCGTCTCTTAAATAACAGGCAACATCTTCTTTTCCTCCGCTAGATTTTAAACAACGATAACCTGCGGTTTTAAGCATCTTGATTATTGTTGGTTTGCTTTGAGCTTCTAGCATTGTAAATGTTTTGCCAGGGTCAATACTCAATTTATGTTTGGCATGAAATTTTTCCATACCCGTTCTAATTTTTTTAGGGAGTTCGTCATATCTTCCTTTATACTGAGCTTCAAAAACTTCCTTTGGATTCAAGAAGCGTTTAGTTTTTTCATCCCATGGAAAGCGTTGTAGGTTTACTTTTCCTTTAGTACCAGGATTTTCTTTATAAAATTTTTTAATTTCTGCATCTTGCGTTTGAGATAGTTTTTTCACTAATTCATAATCAGGGTTTGATGTTTTTAATTCTGCAATTATCTTTTTAGCCCTTTTAGTGCTTTGACCATCAAAGGTTACTTTTTTAGTTGAATTAATTTCATGATCAATAAATTGAACAAAGTTACTATAGGCATCTGCTCCTTTTAACTCACCTATGCTTGAACTTCCTGTTCGAATCGGAAATACTTCATCAATGGCAATGTTGTTAATTTTTGAATTTTTAGGAAGGCTTTTATTAATTTCTTTAAATTCTCTTTTAATAGCATCCCCCAGACCATCCCACGTCATATTCTTACCCGCATATTTATTCATATCCTGTTTAACATAATTATAAGAAGCTCCCCACATCGGTCCTCTTTTACCTTGAGACGCATCGTAAATCATAGCCGATACAATCCTATCGCCTAATTTTTTATTTGTGAGAACACCTTCTAATTCTCCCTTACCCTGTAATACTCGACCCAATTGCATAAAAGCATGGGCTCCTCGATTGCCTTTTTTATAAATGGTTTCAATAATTTCATCGGGAATTTTTCCCCCCTCATACTTCTTAATCCAATCCATAAACTTTTCATTTTCAAACAGACGATACATTTCATCCATAGTATCTGGATTAAAAGTACGAGGACCATAAGCAATGTTATTTAAAGCTTTAATCTTTTTTTGATTTAATGTTTTATATCGCCATTCTTTTTTGCCCACATCCAAAGCAACAATGCCCGCTTTCTCCATTTCCGCTACAACTCTTTTGGCATTTTTTATCTTAGATTTTGTCTTATAAGGCATCTGTTTTTCAATTTTTTTATCTGCGTTATAAATCATTTCTCGCAGAGTGTTGTGAGTAAAAGGGGTATGTTCTGCTAATTCTTTAATACCAATGTTATCTTTATATTTTAGGAAAGTTTGAAATCTTTTTCTGATATTTCCTTTATGTTTTCCTTCGATCTTATCATAATCAATCTCTTCAGTTTTAAGCCATTTTTTAAATTTAGGATCTTTCTCCATTTTAAGATAATCCCCTTCCCATCCTCCAGGAGGATTATCCGACCAAACCGTTCCTGATTGATTGGTTATTTTATATTTAAATTTTTTTGATGGCGTTTTACTGGTTGCATATCCCTGTCTTACGCCTGGTTGTCCAGGTTGCACGAGTTGTGGAACGCCGCCCTCGGCCATTGGAATGGGTTCTTTAGCATCTTCGACAAATTGTTTCCACATGCCTCTTGAATCGGCTGGACGTTTAAAGTGACGCCAACGTTGAGCCATTTTCCATTTACCAACTTCCATTATTCTCCTAACATGTGGGCTAAACCGCCCGAAGCTCTTTTTAATAAATTCATATCCAAATTAGAAGCCGCTTGTGCCGCTTGCATAGCTTCTTCATAACTCAATCCTTCATCCATATACATTTGAATTAATTGTTGAGTATCAACCGGACCGCCTCCTGCTTTTTTAGTACGAATGGGAAGAGTCTTAACTTCATCGGCAATTTTTTTAAGTTCCAAGTGATCCGCGTCATCGATAACTTCTACAATATCGGATACATCCATGCCGCCGTCAGGATCTCCCTGCATATAGGCTGTGGATTCATTATATTCAGGATCAGTTTTAATGGGTTGACCCTTTTTACCTTCGACGATTTCTCCTTTTTTAATCTCAAATCCCACTTCTCTGTCCACATAATCATCCACAATAGAATCATCGGTTGCTTCATCGTGCCAATGTCCTGTTTTCGTTTGTTCTTTTCTAACAGAAACACCACCGGTTCCATCTTCGATCACTTCTACGCCTTTGTAATTATATTTGGTTGCTGGAGGATTTCTTTTGGCTATTCCTTCCATAATCTCTTTAGCGCCTTTCGCTTTAACCACTTCGATTAAATCGAAAGCGTATTTAGGAATACCATCGGCTCCTCTTTCAATAACGGTTTCTGTCACTTTAGGAATCACTTTAGAAGAGGCTTTCTGAACACCTTTACCGATAAACGGAAGGGCTCCTAACCCTGCCATCAATTTCATAAAAGCTCGTCTGCTCATACCTCCGCCTGCGAATTTTTTTCTCCATTCCAGGTTTAATCCCCAACGGTCATCATCGGCCCTTACTCGTTCATCTAAATATTCATCATCCGGTGAGTAGAGTCGATCTTTAATTCTACGTTTGTCATAATCGCCTTTAAGTGTAAAACCCCACGGAAGATCTAGTTCCGCGTCCAAACCGATCAGATCTGTCCAAGTCCTTTGCTCATTAGGACCATAAGCTTCTTCTGAAAAAATACCTTCAGCTCTTGGTTTAATTTCCAAAGGACCGAGTTTAATTCCTCCGTCTTTCATTCCCATTCTTGGTTGTTGTCCCATCT